CATACAAGATCTATAATGATCTTACGTTCATCTGGAAACAGACGGAAGTAAGCCGACTCGGAACGGATCGTTCATCTATGGAAATCATTCTCTGGACCTGTATTGAAGCTCAAAAACTTATCAATAATGTTCGCACCTCAAAAGTGCCAAATGAGATAAAGGCAGAGCTCATTCAAATTCATAAAGAACACGCACCAAAGACTTGTAAATTCATAGACGCAAAAGCCGACTGAAGGAACGCTCTTTAACCTCAAAACCTAAGGAGAACCCTAATGTCGAAAGTAGTATACCGTGGTGTCGAATATGATACCGTACAGCGCCGTCAAGCACAGGTACAAGTACAACAACAACCTCAACAATACAATGAGACCTATCGTGGGGTCAAGTTTGTAAAAGAGGGGAACAAGTGATGACAGCAACCTATCGTGGTGTGAAGTATAATACTCACACTCCAAAACTAGAATACCGTAAATGGTATTCAGAAACACATGCACCATCACACCCACCAAACAAATATCGTGGGGTTCTTTACCGTCCTTGTAACAACTGGAACTGGGAGGAAAAGCAATGAAAAAACTTAACTTCCTGCAATTGATTAAGGAACAAAAGCAAAAAGAAGATCGTCGTCATCAAGCACAACTAGCACAACTAGTGGGAGCAAAACAATGATGCAAACTGTAGTATCTTTAACTGCTGGACTTGCCTTAAGCACAGTTCTACTTTCAACCTATATTCAGTGGTTGTATAAATACTGATTAACAAGGGAGGGTTTACACCCTCCTTTTTTTGTAGTAAAATACTTGAAGACTATGTATTATCATGGATAAAGAAAGACTTAAATTGATTGTAAGAAACCTTGAATCACTGGTAGAATGTTTAAAGTCAGAGATTTATTCTGATGTAGATGCATATAAACCAGATCCACAATATGAAGAAGTAGCACCTTACGTCAATGACTATGATGAGGTATTTTATGACGGAGATGATGATGGCTATCCAGACTGAGTTTGAGTTTATGAAACCTATTAAAGCAAAAGATCTTCTTGAACTTGATAAGAGACTTCAAGTTGTAAAACTCCAATGCTATCCAATTCCAGAGCAGGTTATTTGGCAAGCGGGAAAGGGTGATTATTCGGAGATTCCTATTCACGAAGTTAAAGTTCCATCACCAACAGAATGTGGTGAATGGATTGTTGAACAACTTTTAGCAAATGAACGAGGGCATTGGGGTCCGATTGAACATCCTGGCATTACCTTTTCAGTTTCTGGATTTGTTCATAATGTAATTGTTCAGGCAAGAACTCATCGTATTGGAACTTCTTGGGATGTTCAATCGCAGCGTTATACGGGTAAGCGTGTAGTTAAAGTTGCTAATCGTGAACTTGATGTTGAAGAGGTCTTCTACGTGCGTCCTGCTGGGTTCTACACCAATCGTAAGGGTAAAAAGTATGAATGGTCTGAAGAGCATCGTCAACGCAAACTGGGGAGGATTCTGAGTGAGTGTGAGGAGTATGCAGACTATTACGATCAAGGTATGTGTGAAGAGCATATTCGTGACTACTTACCACAGGCAATTCGTCAGAACTTTGTAGTCTCTTTTAATCTTCGTTCTGTGCTCCATTTTATGGATCTTCGTTCAAAACTTGATGCTCAGTTGGAGATTCAAGCACTTTGTGATGCGATGGTTCCGGAACTTCAAAAATGGTCTCCAAATGTGTGGAAGTATTATGAAGAAAAACGTCTATATAAAGCAAGACTTTCTCCTTAAGGTAGTATGAAAACTTGGTGCTTACGAGATCAATTAACAGGTCATATATTTAAAGTTCTTCTTAGTGAAGAAGATTTGTAGGATTATTTGAATAAAAATCCAGATATTACTGAGTGTATTGATTGTGTAGAGTGCGATGATGCTCCCTCTATCACTCTTGAATAAATATTCTTACACTTTATGGAGATTTATGGCTGTATACCCCATTATTAATAAATCCACTGGTGAGCAGAAAGAAGTCAAGATGAGTGTCTATGATTGGGATCAGTGGAAACAAGATAATCCTGATTGGGACAGAGATTGGTCGGATCCATCAACTTGTCCTAATAGCGGAGAAGTTGGTGAAGTTTATGATAGACTTAAAAAATCTCATCCTGGGTGGAATGATGTCTTACACAAAGCATCTAAAGCTCCTGGATCAACTGTCAGACCTATTTAAAAATGCCAACGCGAAAAAACACTCCTAAGTCTCCAGTTCCATTTGGAATGAGTAACAAACAGATGAAACGTAAGAAACCAATTAGTTTTGAGTTAATGAGGACGATTGACCCATTGACTGAAAATCAAAAGGGATTATATGACTCCTACAAAAACGAGCAAAACATTGTTGCGTATGGATGTGCAGGAACTGGTAAAACATTCATCACTCTTTACAATGCTCTTAAAGATGTGTTGGATGAGAAGTCTCCCTATGAAAAAATCTATATCGTTAGGTCTCTTGTAGCAACACGAGAGATTGGTTTTCTTCCTGGTGACCATGAAGACAAGTCATCACTTTATCAAATTCCTTATAAGAATATGGTGAAGTATATGTTTGAGTTACCAACTGAAGCAGACTTTGAAATGCTTTATGGTAATCTCAAAACTCAAGGAACAATCAGTTTCTGGAGCACTTCATTTATTCGTGGCACAACTCTAGACAATGCGATTATTATTGTTGATGAGTTTCAAAACTTGAATTATCATGAACTTGATAGTATAATTACTCGTGTGGGTGAAAATAGTAAGATTATGTTCTGTGGTGATGCCACTCAATCTGATCTTATTAAAACAAACGAGAAGAATGGGATTATTGATTTTATGAAGATTCTTCGTGTGATGCCCTCAATTGATATTATTGAATTTGGAGTAGAAGACATTGTTCGCTCTGGATTAGTGAAAGAATATATCCTTGCGAAAATGGAAGTTGGTTTATGAGTTTTATTCATTGTAATTTTTTAGGTGAACTTGAATTAGAAAAGAAAGAAACAAATGGCATCCGTCTGTACAATCTTCCAAGTGGAGACTGGGTGCCTTCTATTACTTCAATCACTTCATTCTACAATCGCCAAATCTTTGCGAGATGGCGTGAGCGTGTTGGACTTGAAGAAGCAAATCGCATTACCCGAAAAGCAACTGCGAGAGGGACTGACTTCCATTTAGTCTGTCAGGATTATCTGGAAAATAAAGAACTTGTCTGGGATAAGTATCAACCTCTCACAAAGTTTATGTTTTATCATGCGAAACCATATCTTGATAAGATAAATAACATACACGCAATTGAACGCACACTCTATTCTGAGTATCTTGGACTTGCTGGTAGAGTGGATTGTATCGCTGAATACGAAGGCGAACTGGCGGTTATTGACTTTAAGACTTCAGAAAAAATTAAACCAGAAGAATGGCTTGAAAATTATTTCGTCCAAGAAACATTTTATGCTGCTGCTTACTACGAACTCACAGATATTGTCCCCGTAAAACTTATCACCATTATGGTAACTCCTGGTGGTGAAGTAAAAGTATTTGACAAAAGAAACAAAGGGGATTATATTAAGTTATTAGTTCGTTATATTAAAGAATTTGTACGTCACAATACTGGGTCAAATGGAGAATGAATTAGAAAAAGCTTTCGAAAATAAATTCTTTTGCCCATCACGATTTGCTCAAGAGATTGAATCTCTGGTGCTTACGAATGAGAAAATGAGTTATATTGATGCTATCATTTACTTTTGCGAACAGAATAGCATTGATATTGAATCAGTTCCTAAACTTATTTCAAAACCACTGAAGGAAAAGATTAAGTATGAGGCAATGGAATTAAACTTTCTGAAAAAAAGTTCCCGCGCAAAATTGCCCCTATGATACTAACTGGGACGTAAAAATTTTCCCGGCAAAAAATGAACCTTATTACTTTTTATGATGCCGTATGATGCCTATAAGTGTTATCTGTCTTTAAAAAATCACTTTACAAAAGACAGTTATGATTACCACAAGTATTGTGGTAAGAGTCGTGCGAGTGTTCAGTCTTTCTACAAACGAAAAGATCGTTTTTGGTTTGAGCGTGTCACACGACAGAAAACAGATCAAGAGATTGTAGAGTTCTTTGTATCAAATTTTATCACCTGCACTGATCCAAGTAAGCTTTGGATAGGAGAAATTATAAGAGAGGGTGAGACACGATACGCAGAATGGAAGAAAAGAAATCAATCACTATCTTACGTCTTTAAAGAGGAAACTCAAAAACTATTTGATTCCAAAAAAGTTGATGATGTTTTTGATTGCTCTAAAGGACATCCACCTGTTCTTAAAAATTACCTGAGCGGGAATATTAGTATGGAAACCCTAGTGATTTATGATAAAATATTCCTGTTCGGGGATAAATTTGATAAGCAACTTTCTGACCCAGTGTGGGAAACCGTCCGTATGAAAATGAAAAAATATTCTCCGTTTCTAAATATTGATGTACCGCGTTATAAAAATATCTTGAAAGAAGTTGTTCTAGGAGACAAATGAGTTTCTTTAAATCTGAAGTTGTTCGGGCAGAGATGACCGAAATTAGTGAGATGCAAGAAGAGGTTTATCAAAGCGTCTTCAAGTTTCCAACAATGTTAAAAGAAGATAAAATAAAGCATGTTGAACTTTTAGAAAAACTTCTAGACAAACAAAAAGTTCTTTATACTCGTTTGAGTCTATCAGACGATCCTGAAGCACAGGAAATGAAGCAACGCATTACGCAATCTGCCTCAATGATGGGACTTCCTCCCAAT